TCCAGCGGCTACTTTAAAGTTAGCAAAATGGCAGCTTGCACAATTGAAGACGGTCAAGGTCAGTGCGTGGAAGTGGCTGGTGAACCAAATGATGAATATATTTTATCTTTTGACCCATCTTGGTCAGAAAGCGAAAGCTCTGACGACTTTGGAATGCATGTGATCAAGCTCAATAAAGAGAAGCGCACAGGAACAGTTGTGCATAGCTATGCTATTTCTGGCACTCGCCTAAAAGATCATATTTTTTATTTTTATTATCTTTTGACCAGCTTTAACATTGTTTGCATTGTTGGCGACTATAATGGTGGCGTGCAATTCCTGAACGCTTGCAACGAGAGCGATTTATTCAAGAGCAACAATTTAAAGATTGACTGCTTTGATGCAGAGTTTGACGATGTGCAAAACTACAATGCAGCCTTGCGCGAAGCTCGCAATCAGTATAATATAGCGTCTAAAAAGATTTGTCATCTTCGCCGCCCAACTTCACAATGGATTCGTTTTGCAAACGAGTCGTTGCAATCCTCTTTTGATCACAAGAAGATTTGGTTTGCTGGCAGCGCAGTTAATGATGACTATCAGCGCCAAAGAGCCAAGAGTATTCCCATTGAGCAAATCAAGTTCTTGAGAGTGGCTGATGCAGATGAGAAAAACTCAGCGGCTAAAATGATTGATTTCATTGAGCATCAGAAAGACATGATTGATTTGACAAAAGCTCAGTGCGCCTTGATTCAAGTATCAACCACTAGCCAAGGAACACAGTCTTTCGACTTGCCATCAAACCTCAAAAGACAAAATGGCGCAGATAAAGCTCGTCGCGACTCTTATTCTGCTTTGGTATTGGGAAACTGGATGGTTCAAACCTATTTTGACATGATGAATTTTCAAGCAGAAGACGCAGAAGCTTCATTCACTCCGTTCTTTGTTTAAAAGTGACTTTTAAAGTAGGATTTCTAAGAATTGCGTGTAATATAAACCAATGGCACGCTCTTACAACAAAAAATCTGACTACTGGAAAAAATTTGATCAAAAGTCACTTCCAAACTTTGAATCCACAATTGCTGCTGACATTAATCCAGTATTAGCTGGAGAACCATTTTATACTTCTGACGCTTCCACAATTCAATTCGCCAAAGCTTCAAGAGAAGGTTTGACTAGAACAGAAGCCACTTCTGCCAGAGTGAACCGCGCAGCACTTGCGCCAACATTTGATCGCTACAGCAGCATTCGTGCTGGCATGTTGCCATACAGTTTTTCCAACGATGGCGTTTATATTCGCGAAGCGATTGAGCTATGCCAAAAAGCTTATGCTAATGTTCCTATTTTCCGCAATGCTGTAGATTTGATGTCAGAGTTTTCCAATGGCGAAATCTTTCTTGAGGATGGCACAGAAAAAGCAAGAGATTTCTTTTACCGCTGGATGCGCAAAATTCGCATTTGGGATTTAAAAGATCAGTTTTTCCGCGAATACTATCGCAGCGGAAATATTTTCATTTATCGCATGGATGGTAAATTTGACTTGGAAGACTTTAAAAGGCTTTCCACCATGTATGCAGAAGAGGGCGCTGGCATCAGCAATCAGATTCCTCTCAAGTACGTTATTCTAAATCCTTTTGATATTGTTGCTAGGCGCGTCACAACCTTTAATGCCACAAGCTATGAAAAAGTTCTTTCTGAGTATGATTTGGAAAGACTTCGCAATCCACAATCTGATGAAGACCTTGAGTTGCTTAACTCTTTCTCTGAATCAGATCGCCAAAACATTGTCAAGGGTGGCTTTGCCAAGAATGGATTAAAAATCAAAATCAATCCAGAAAAATTACATTTCGCGTTCTATAAAAAACAAGACTATGAACCTTTCGCTATTCCTTTCGGTTTTCCTGTTCTGCAAGACATTAATGCCAAGCTTGAACTCAAGAAAATGGACCAAGCAATCACGCGAACCGTTGAGAATGTTATCCTACTTATCACAATGGGCGCACCGCCCGACAAAGGAGGAATCAACCACCACAATCTCAAAGCCATGCAAGACCTCTTCCGAAACGAATCCGTTGGAAGAGTGCTCATCTCAGACTACACAACAAAAGCTGATTTCGTTATTCCAGACCTTAACAAAGTTCTTGGACCAGCCAAATACGAAACACTAAACAAAGACATTGAGCAAGGTCTTCAAAATATTTTCTTTGGTGATGACAAGTATGGCAATATCTCTACAAAGATTGACATGTTTGTTGATCGTCTCAAAGAGAGTCGCCAAGCTTTCTTAAACGAATTCTTGCAGCCAGAAATCAAACGCATTTCCAAAGCTCTTGGTTTCCGCTCTTATCCAGAGGCTCGCTTCAAAGAAATTGATTTCAAAGACAACACTCAACTTCTTCGCGTTACTACTCGACTCATGGAGCTTGGAGTTATCACTCCACAACAAGGTCTTACAGTGTTCAACACTGGCAGATTCCCACAAGCAAATGAGATTGGACCTGCTCAAGAATCATTTGTTAATGATCGTGAAAAAGGATATTACAATCCGCTTGTTGGCGGCGTGCCAGTTATTCCAAATACTGACGCTCCAGAAACAAACCAAACGCCCAAATCTGCTGGTCGTCCAGAAGGCGCAATCACAGAGGCTAATTTCTCGCGCAAAAATATTCAAGAGGTTGTTTATGAAATCGAGGCTTTTGAAACAAATGTGAAAGCCAAAGCAAAAGAAAATATGGGAGTTAAGAGGTTAAACAAGCAGCAAACTTCTGCTATCGAAGAACTCTGCAAAAAGATTATTTGTGCTCATGAGAAAAATGATTGGGAAAATAAAGCTCTTGAATGTGTAAAAGATTTTAATGCAATAGAATCTTTGGGACTTCTTAGCGAAGTTTCCGAGATTGCCGAATCTCACAAATTAGATTTTTATTCAGCAGCCATCCTACATCACAGTCGCACAAATGAGTCCTAACGAAATTCCTATTCCTCTCGAAAAAACAGTTGTTATCAATGGTTCCACTATTGAAGTTTCAATTGCAGAAAAGAAAATGAGCGACAAAGAAAAAACTTCTTACAAGAAGTTTATGGCTAAATGCATTTCTGAAAGTTCTGCCAAAACAGACAAAGAAGCTGCTATTGCTTGCGCTGTCACATTCGAAAGAATGAAAGAAAAGATCATGGCAGAAGACGAGGAAGAAGATGATGAGCTTGAAGAAATTGAAAAAGAGGAAGAAGAGGAAGAGGAAGAAGAAGAGGAAGAAGAAAAGGGCAAAACCCTTGAAGAAAAAATCAAGCTCGAAAAAGAAGACATTAAAGAAGACAAGTTTGAACTCGAACTCGAAAAACAAGACCTTAAAGATGACGAAGAATATTTGAAAGAACTTGAGAAGAAAAAAATGGAGCAGTCAAAATCTGCTGCCAAAAAAGGCGCTAAAATGGAGTATCGTGAAAAAATTAAAACTCCAGCCAATTCTATTGGAATCATCACTGTTGAACAAATCAACAAGTGGGAAAGGGAAGAAAAAAACGAAAACAGATTGGATGAATTGCGCGAAACCAAAGAGGTTTGGAAAAACACTATAGACTTATAAAATGGATTTTAAATATCAGACAAAATTCGATGTTTCTATTCGCCAGTGTCAAATTGGCGAAAACTCTTTTATTTCTACTGCTTCACTGGAGAATTTAAAAAGCCTTCTTCCAAGCCAAAGCATTGACTTGGGCAAAAACATTGATCTCATGGGAGTAGCTTTTGACGCTGCTGTTGTGAATCAATTCAATCGCAATGATGATGGCATTGATTCTGCAACTGCTGTGCAAATTGCGCCATACTTTATTCACAAACCAACAAACATTGAGCACAATAAAAAACAAATTGTTGGTCACATTGTTTCTGCTGGTTTTAATTCTTGGGGTGAAAATGTTCCCATGACAAACCAAGAAGTTGTGGAAACAAACGGCTTGGTGAACTTGGCTCTAGGAGCAGTTATTTATAAACTTGTTGATCCTAAATTTACTGACTTGATTTATAAATCAACCAGCGAAAGCAACAATCTTTTTAACACAATCTCCGCAAGTTGGGAGCTTGGATTTAATGAATATGTTTTGGCTGTTGGAAGCACGAATTTAAAAGAGGCAGAAATCATTTCAAACCCCAAGCACATTGACGAACTCAAGGGTAAGCTTCGTGCTTATGGTGGCAATGGTAAAATGGAAGACGGTTCCAAAATTTATCGCTTAGTCAAGGGTTCAGTTTATCCTCTTGGCATTGGTTTTACTGCTAATCCAGCCGCTAATGTAAAAGGCTTGCTGCTTGATAACGGCAGCATTCCAGAAGAAAATGTATCGTTCAAAGACCCAAGGGATAAGAAAGTATTTGCAATGAATACAAAAAATATTTCCCAATTCAACCTCAAAGATGTAAACACTAAAAAATCTATGGATTTAGAAACATTCCTTTCAGAACTTAAAACTTCTCTTTCAGAGAAGAAATTTTCGGAAGAAGCAATCGCCAGCATGACCAGCACCTTTGCTGATGCAATTCGTCAAAAGGACGAAGAGTATCGCGCTACCAAGGCTGAGAAAGAAGCTTCCGAAACCAAGGCCAAAGAACTTTTGGCTTCTGTTGAAACTCTTCAAAAAGAACTTGCCGACACAAAGGTAAAGCTTCAAGAAATTGAAGCTTCTCAAGAAGCTGAAAAAGCTTTGGCTCGTTTCAACGCTCGCATGGAGCAAATTGACAATCTTTATTCTCTCGAAGACGAAGATCGCAAAGTTATTGCTTCCGAGCTTCAAACCGTTGAAGCTTCTGACGAAGCTTTCGCAGCTTATCAAGAAAAGCTCTCTGTTGTGCTCAAGCATAAGAACAAGGAATACCTTGGTCGCTTGGCCGAAGAAACAGAAGCTAAGATTGCTGCCGAAGTTGAAAAGCGTCTCGCTGAACTCAACAAATCCACCGCTTCCACTAAAACCGAAGCTGAACTCGCAGAAGAAGCTCTTGAAAAAGCCAAGGCTTCCGCTGATAAAACCATTCCGAATAACAACGGAGAAACTTCCCTAGAAAAGCAGAGCTTGAAAGAAAAATTTGCCTCCGCATTTTCTCGCGAAAACATCCTAATTTCTTAATTTAACTAACCCAATATGGCTACCAGACTACTCCCATTCCGTCAATATGATGATAACGATGTTATCAATCTATACGCACTAGCTGATGCTGCCGTCAACGACAATGTAACTGGCGTTGGCAGTGGTGATGCTGGTGTTTTCGTTAAGGTTTCCGAAGGAAACTTTGACCTAGACCCTGTAAGTTATGCTACCAACAGCTACCTCGGCAAAACCGACTATCCGTTTGTTGGCGCTAACCAATATCCTTCCGTCAACCTCAAGGTTACTCCTGCCGCCTCTGGCGACACCACCAACTGCCTTGGCATCACTCTTCGCCAAACTGCAAAGAATGACGAAAACGGTGAAAAGCTTCTTTACTATCGCCAAAAGGCCGAAGAACTTATGTGCGTGCTTCCTGGACAAGCTGTTCCAGTTGCCACTCGCGGTATGTTCTCCCTTGGCGCTAATGCTATTGATGGCACTCTCACTGTCGGCAGCGGCTTCAAGCTATCAGCTAACGCTGGTAAAGTCACTGGTTGCGCCCACTCCGATGCTGGCAAGCTTGGTCTTGTTCTTGGCACTGGTTCACGCACTTCCCAAAGCACCACAGATCAATTCGCTGGCAATTTCGCCGTGGTTGGTCTTCGCATGTAATCTTAACCAAGGAGGAAACAATTTAATATGAAAATCACTCTTAAAAGAACTCCAGAACAAATCGAACTAATCAAGGCCACCGCCTCTCGCAACCGTCAGGTTGCTTATGAAGCTCAGGTCGCTCTTGCCGAGTTCATTGGCCCTGTTCTAGCCGAAGTTATCAACAACGCTCCAACCCTTAGTAATCTCTTTACTCAGTTGCAGTTCAATGCTGATGACAATCCTTCCATTCCGCTTGACCTATACTATGATATTTCCGACGAGGACTATATCACTGTTTATAGCCAAAGCGCTGCTGGTGGTCTTCCACAGAACCAAGTCCTTCCGACTGTTTCTGAAATGAAGATTGCTACCTACACTCTCGATTCAGCCCTTAGCTTTGATCGTCGTTATGCTGCCAAGAGCCGCATGGACGTTGTGAGCAAGACCTTTACCCGCATGGCTCAAGAAATTCTTCTCAAGCAGGAGCGCACCAGCGCCAACTTGCTCATGAGCGCTCTTGCCAATGCTCAAACCAACGGTCTTGACCATATCATCAGCGCTACAACCGCTGGAAGCTTCTTGCTCCAAGACTTCAACAACCTCATCACCCGCGCTCGCCGCATCAACACTTCCTTCTCTAAGGGTACTCCAGAAGGCGCTGCTAATGCTCGCGGTATCACTGACCTCATCATCAGCCCTGAGTTGGAAAACTCAATCCGTTCGATGGCTTACAACCCCATCAACACCAAGGGCGCTGGCGCTGCTGCGCTAGGTAGCTCCGATTACCGCTCAAACGGTATCGCTGCTCCTGATGAAATGCGCATGGCTCTCTATAACTCCGCTGGTCTTCCAGAGTTTTATGGTGTGTCCATCATGGTAATCAATGAGCTTGGTAAGAGTCAGAAGTACAACACCATCTTCGACACTGTTTATAGTGGCAGCTTCAATCCAGCTACTCAAGAAATCGCCGTTGGTCTTGACCGTGGCCGTGAGTCACTCATCCGCGCTACCGCTATTGATGGCGACAGCGGTGCTGAGTTCAGCCTCATTGCTGACGACCAATACAGCATCCGTCAGAACAAGATTGGCTACTTCGGTTCCCTCGAAGAAGGCCGTATGGTTCTCGACAACCGTGCTCTCCTTGGCGTGATCGTCTAATCCGTCCTCAAATCAAGGGACTGCCCGAAAGGGCAGTCCCTTTTTTGTTTACTTTTGAAAGTTTAACTGTATAATAATATATGAATCTAAAAGACGAATTAAACAATCTTGAACACGTTAACGGCAAAGAATACAAGGAAAAGCTTTTGAAGCTAGAAAAGATTCTTGGGGTTCAAGAAGTTAATCCATTTAAAACCACTGACCCACAAGTATTTGAAGATCGCCTTGCTGAAATGAATTACTCGGAAATGCAAGCCTTGGCAATGCGCGTTGGCCTTAGTCCCTATCTGCAAAAGCCGCAATTAAAAAAGGCTCTTGCCAAACAATTTCGCAGCTACAATCTTAATGCAACTGGCAAGCTTTTGCCGCTAACTGCTAAGTCTATTGAGCTTGACCCAAACAATCCACAACACCAAAAAACCCTTAAAATCTTAGGAGAGTTTTAATGAGCGTATATTCTGACTTAGCACACGAAGTTTTCTCTGTTGAGTTTGGCTCTGAAACTGGCACAACCACTTTCACTCAAATCAGCGGTTGGTTTTCTACTAATCTTGGGCTTCTCAATAATCTTCTTTACACAAGCTTTAGCGGTTCAGACCCATCATTGGGCGAAGAAGAGAAGGCGATTTTTAAAGAGCTTTATTTAAGCAATTTTTATGCTCGTCAAGCTCGTAATGCACTGAGAGGAATCTTGGCATCCAGCAATAATGGCGACAATATTCTTTCTGTTTCTGATGGAGACAACTCCATCACATTTGTTAACCGTAATGAAGTTAGCAAGGTTTATCGCGGTTTAGCGACAGACTCTCAGCAGAAGCTTAATGGTCTTGTTTACGCCTACAATAGCTACAAAGCTGAACCTCGTCAACTTGGAGGGCTTGAGGCTGGATACCAATCTGGAAGTGGGTATTATTATGGATTTCCATATACTTACTATCCTGGCGGCTATCTATAAAACAAATTTAGGTAATAAAAAACCCCGCTCTTTCGAGCGGGGTTTTTTTGTGTTGCACATTAGAATGCGCGAGCGGATGCACCTGAGAAGTAGATACCGTGAACAGTGTCGTTAGGACCACCAATTTGAGTGGAGAAGCTAAGGTCAACACTCTTGTTGGAGCCAATGTCAGAAGAGTAGCTTTCGCTATTGAGACGAGCGGCTGCAAAGGTGTATTTCACAGCAGGAGTGCTTGTTCCAGGCTGATTAATGGTGAGAGTGATGTCTCTTTCGGTTCCATCATCAATCATATCAGCAAGGTTACGAGCTTGAACTTCATTCACAAGAGCGTTCACAGTCATTGTGGCAGTCACAGGGAAGTCAGTTACGCGAGCGAACGCGAAACGGCTACCAAGACGCTCAATTGGAGTGCGGCTCATTGGGAGTGCAATGCTGACGCTTTGAATGTTGATTGCGTTAGAAGAACCATCAACAGTGGAGGTTGGAGTACCACCAGTGCCAGTGAATCCACCAAAGCTTAGGCTAATATCACCAGGGCGAAGAGCGGTTACGCCGTCACCTGTGGTTGGAAGAGGAAGCTTAACATAGTCTCCAGTGCCAGTGAATAGTTTGGTTCCGAGTGCTGGATTGATTGCTGGAGTATTGAAACCAGTAACATTGCCATTTACGTCATAGGTTGCAGCGTTAAAGCCAAGACCTTCGACGGAGACGGAAACGGTTGGTAGGTCGCCTACAGCAGCATTAAGGGTATAATCAGTAATGAAACCGTTACCAATACCAATGATGCCTTTGCCGCTAAGAGCGGTGGCTGGAGTATTGTCGTAGTTAAGGTCAATGCCTTCACTATCGGTTACAATGAAGAAGTTAATGCCAGAAGAGCTAACCATTTGGCCTGATGCAAAGTTACCAACGGTTGTTGGACCAGCAGAACCGCCAGTTCCTTGCATGTAGAAACCAAGAGCAGATTCATTGAATCCATCAGCTAGATAGTATGAGAAGTCCAAGCTCACAGTCGGAGACTGTAGAACAAGAGCATCAATACGAGCAAGCTGCCCAAATTGGTTTACGTCTTGACGAGTGATTTCAAAGCTGTAGTTAGCGCTTTGCACACGTTTTAGCTGCTTGTGTTCCGCAGCAGTTTTAGATGAGAGTCCGCTGCTTACAAACAGCCCTTCAGATTGATAGATTACGCGATTTCTTGCCATAAAAGAAAGTTTGCTTTATTTACAGTTAAATCAAGCGAATGAGAACTAGATTCTAGGATACCTCATGATTGAGACATCAAAATCAATAAAGCCAACATACAAATCATTCACTAATGACTTGCGCGGTTTGTCGCTCATTTTGGAAGTTTTTACCCTATCAACAAAATATTTATTGTTGTTGATGTATTGGTTCTTTAAGTTTTGATAATTATAATAGCCGCTCTTTAAATCTCCATACTCCGTGAGTGGATAGTTGTCAAAAGGAATGTCAACAATGCATTCGTTTTTAGAATCTGCAAAAATAGAGAGCACGCCATCTAATTGATAAGGATTTTCCGCAATCACCACAGCATTTAGGTTGGTCATTGTTTGGTCCATGCCGCCAAAAGCAAACGGTTTGTTTTCAAAAGCTGCATTGCAAATGTAGATGGCTGGAACAACTTGGTCGTATGGTTGGGAGTAAGTTGGGTTTAGATTTGTTCCAATCTGACTCTGAGGAATAAACTTGTTTTCCACAAGAAGGTCTTCCTCATTTTCATTGGTATAATAAACATTAAAATCTTTGACAGCAAAAGAGCCTGTGACGGTTGCTCCAGTTGCAGCGCCACTAATAAGAGCGCGACCATTTTCAAAGTCAAGAATTCTTGGGCTTGTTGAATTGCTTGTTCCAGTTGCTCGGCCAACAAACGATCCATTTACGAAAACACCAGAAGGAATTGTGGCTCCAGAGATTGAATAATCAGAAACCCACTGTTTGTAAGGACTGCCAAAAACTTTGTATTCGGTTGGTAGTCTTTCATCTTGATAATAGTAAAAACGCCCCGTTGTATTTGTGTACGCTTGACCTTTGGTAAGCAAGTAATTGTCGAACCAGAGAACAAAAGATGAAGCGAGTTTGTGTTGAAATTGGGGAATCATAGAATACCTGTCAAAACTACAGTATTGTTAATTTGTTGGAACCTTTTAGCGTATTTATTTATGAGGGCAGAAATATACGGAGTATTTTTAAACTTACCTTTTCTAATTACACTTTCGGTTTCAATACCCGCTCCTGAACGACTATTATTAGAATTAATATTTAAATAATAGCCAAAGCCAGAAATGCCGCGCTCAATGCCCTCTGCCCAACTGCGTCCGCTTGCCCAAGGCATCGGAGTCACAGAAAAAATATCTTCCTTGGAAGGTATAAGAATTTTCATTAAAAACCCAGTATCGGTTTCTCGATCAAGCTCTATTCTGGCTGACTGTAAAACATCTACGATTGAGTCTAGCGGAGAATCGCCCTCATTAAAACCAATAAAAGAAAAAAGATTACCATAACCATTCAAGGTGCCGCTAGAGTTTTGTGCGCTTGGTCCACCCACAATTTCAATTGAAACTGGATGCAGTAAAAATTCCTCAAGCATTTCTTGCTTGATTTTATTAAAAGCATCAGTGATTCTCTGCTGGAAAGCTCTCTTATTTTTCTTAACAATTTCGCGAACAACAAAGTTTGTTAGTTGTTTTTGAAGGCTTCTTGATGTTGCTTTTTTAGCCATTATTCGTCCATTGGAATTAAAATAAACTCATAATATTGCGGCCCAAACATTCCGAGAGGTTTACCATCGCTCTTGATGGAAAAACGCCGCCCATCAAGTTCAACTCTTTTTGCTTCGCGAACATATTCGTAGCCTTCTAAATTTACTTTAATTTTTACGGTTCCAGCAGGAAGAATAATCTTATCTTGACCAGAGGAATAAGAAGAATTAGATGAAGAGTCTTGCAGAAGCTCTTCGTTCATTTCTACATATTTAATTCTTGCTTGGAAAGTTTGGGAAACCTCTGTAGTGCTGGTATTGGAAGATTGCTGGCGATAAAGAGCATTGTAAGTTGGCGAGGAAGCAATCACAGTTCTTTGCCCAATTTTGAAAACAGTAATCTCGCGAGCAAAAGTGTCGTGGATTTGATCAATGATTGATTTAATGTTATTTTTTTGGTTTTGTGATAAAAATCCAGCCATATTATTTATTTTTACACTTATTGTTTTATTATAATTAGGTATAAGGCATGAACGCGAAAAAAATCTTATCTCGTCGTTACAACGACAACACTACAAATCTCTTCAAGCAATTCCTGCGAATTGTGGAAGAGTTAAAAAGAGATCACGACGATTCCTACAAGAAGCTTCGTCAAAATTTGCCACAGGAATACTCTTCTGTTTTAAACATGGGAGACTACTTCGATGACAACAAAATGTCTTATATTAGAAAAAAGATTTTGGATTTGGGAAACGAGACAATGCGTTCCTCAGACTCAGAATTAAATAATTTTACTGTAAGTTTCGTTTTTAAAGATTAATATATAACAAGGAATATGGAATTCAAAGACATTTATAATTTTACTGTTTATGAAACAGTCGAAAAACCAGTCGAGTCTGTCTCTAAAGATGAGCAGGGTAACGAGGTAAAGGTCACTAAAAAGGTGAGCGAAAAGTCTCCCATGAAAGTGTTTCTTAAAAAGCCTTCGCGCCGTCAAATCGAGGAAGCTGACTTGGAATACAGCGTGGAAATGTCACGCTGCGTCAAAAAAGGCGTGCTTACCAAAGCTATGCTTGTTAAAAAGTACTCTGATACTGGAGGTTTAATGAGTGAGGAAGAAGCAAAAGCCCTCTATCAAAATTATCAAAAGCTTCTTGAACTACAGCGCGAATACACTGAAAACGAAACAATCAACAAGAAGGAAGAAAGTCGCCAAAAGAAGTTTGAAGAACTTGGCCTTGAAATGGCCAAAGTTCGCGACAAGATTGTGAAAACTGAAATGGCTTATCAGTCTCTTTTTGATCACACTGCTGACATGAAGGCGCAGAACCGTCTTCTTCTCTGGTATATCATTAATCTCACTTACATTCAAAAAGAAGGAGAGGACAAGCCAAAACCATATTTTAGCGGCGAAGATTTTGATGAGCGTCTTGAAGACTATTATCAAAAAGAAGAGCAAGAAGATAAACTTTATTTTGAAATCGCTCGCAAGGTTTCTAATGTCGCTGCTTTCTGGTTCTATAACCAAGGTGCTCAAAAACAAGAGTTCGACAATTTATTTGAAGATAAAGAGGACAGCGAAACCGAAAGCGAAGCTGTCGTTGAAGAATCTCCCAAAGAGAACGCGCCCAAAAAGAAAAAAGTTAAGTCTTGAATGACAATTTTTACATAGAAATTGTAAACGAGATTTTTGATGGATATACACGGTTTGATTTCAATGGTCAAACCGTGTTTTTGCGCCATTTTAGTTTAAAAGATCAAGAGTTCTTAAATAAAAGCTTTGATCGTCATAAAAACCGTGCGGTTGGAAAAGGCATTCAAGAAGAAAAAGACGTTTTAGAAAGGCTAGATAGAGATGGAACTTGGACAAAAGATGATGAATTAAAAATATCGGAAGCTGAGAGTTATATTCAAAACTTGGAAAAAACCAAGAGCAAACTCATGCTCCCATCTCAAAAGGAAAGTCATCAAAAACTCATTGATGATGAAAAGTTTAAATTGCTAGAATTAAAAATGCAAAAGAAACAGCTTGTAGGTAAAACAGCAACAGAATATGCCAACACTCGCTCAAACGAAGACTTTCTAAGAAACCTGCTATATTCTGACGCAGAGTTTAAAAAGCAGCACTTTTCTGATGATGAGTTTGGAGAATTAGATGATTCTGAACTCTCTTCTCTCATGAATTCATACTATGGAATCATGAATAAATTTGCCGACGAGAATATTCAACACGCTGTTTTGCAAGACTGTTTCAGCTTGTATTTGCCGCATTGTGAAAAACCTTGGGATTTTTTCACGAAGCCATTAACAAAGTTTTCTCTTTATCAGTTAAAGATTATTGCTTATGGGCGCATGTTCTTAAACATTTTTCAGAATGTTGACAAGATTCCAGACTCTATTCGCAAAGACCCCAAAGCTCTCATTGATTTTGCTGAAAGCAGTCGCAATAAAGAAAAGCTTTCAAACGCTGCAAAAGATAATTCTGCAACCGCTCTTTTTGGCGCGAAAAAAGAAGATTTAGAATTTGTTGATCCAGAGGCAAAGAAGATGTCTCTCTCCGAGCTATTGAAGAAAAATGGTGGACAATTAAATATGGAACAAATGATGGAAGTTATGGGACAGAAGGTGTAATAACCTTTTAAGGAATAAGGTATGGCTATTAATGTCCCTCTTAACGCTCAACTTCAAAATGCAACGCAGTTACAACAGCAAGTTCAAAACGCTGTTAATGCTGTTAGAATTAACTTGGGTGGTGCAAATGGCGCAAGATCGCTCAGCGCTCTTTCTCAGCCTCTTGGCCGTTTAACAGGACAAGCTGACGAATTCACCAAGTCTCTTGATGCTGCGAATGCTCGCGTGCTTGCTTTCGGTGCTTCTGTTGGTGTTGTTAATGCTGTCTCGAATGCTTTTAAAGCATTAGTTAGCTCTACAATTGAAGTTGAGAAAGCTATCACAGAAATTTCTGTTGTTGGTGATCAGTTTAATGGAAAAACCAAACAGCTTAGTCAGGGTCTTTTTAATATTGCAAAAACCACAGGACAAAGCTTTGCCGAGGTTTCTAGGGCCGCTCTTGAATTTTCGCGTCAAGGTTTAAATTTGGAAGACACTCTTCAACGCACAAAAGACGCTCTTGTTCTTACGAGAACAACAGGATTAGACGCCGCAAAATCAGTTGATGGCTTGACTGCTGCCGTGAATGCTTTCTCTAAAGCTGGACTGTCAACCACTCAAGTATTGAATAAACTTGCTGCTGTTGACCAAGCTTTCGCCGTATCATCTGCCGACCTTATTGAAGCATTTCAAAGAACTGGTGCTGTTGCTCAACAAGCTGGTGTTTCATTTGATGAACTTGCTGGTATTGTTACTGCATTGCAGACTGAAACATCTCGCGGTGGTGCTGTTATTGGTAACGCCTTAAAAACAATCTTTTCTCGTTTACAGGATACAACTACCCTTAGTCAATTAAAAAATTTAGGCATAGCTGTTCAAGATTTAGAAGGTGATATTTTACCAGCCAGACAAATTCTTCAAAATCTTGCTGGAGACGTTCAAGGATTAGGAAAAGTAACGCAGTCTGGAATTTTTAAAGATGTTGCTGGAACTTTCCAACTTAACCAGTTAGTTTCTTTAGTTAATGATTTAAATAAATCACAGAGTATTTCCGCTAGTGCGACAAGAAAATCTGCTAGTGCTACAAACGAAGCCTATGTTGCTAATGAAAAATTGAATCAATCCCTTGGAGAGATTTTAAATAAACTTCTTACAACAGGCAAACAACTTGGTTCTTTGGTGGGCGAAATTGGTTTGAGCGAAGGTTTAAAAGACCTTTTGGATAAATTTAATTCTTTTATTGAAGGAGTCAATGATGTTCTTCAAGGCGATAGTATCGGTTCAAAATTTGCAAAAGGAATTATTAAAGGAATTGGTTCTGTTTTAACTGGACCAGCGCTAGGTATTATTGGCGCAATTATTGTTAAGCTTTCATTTGATTTATTAAAATTTGGCACTCAAAGTTTGAAAACATTTTTTGGTCTTGGAAAAGCTGCCAATGATCAAAAACAGATTCAAGAATCTATTACTCAGGCTTTATTGAGAAATCAAAATGTTTTAAATAAAATTCTATCCACTCAAGGTGGACAAAATGCTCAGGCACAAGCATTTCTTGGAATTTTAAATCAACAAGCTGCTGCCATGCAAACCATTCAAGGTTTGGCTGGTAATATTGCTGGAAAAGTTTATGGTGCTGGATACCGCCAAACAGGACAAGGATTAGCTAGAAGATCGGCTGGAGGTTATCTTCCCGCACAAGAAGCGGCGGATGTTCGCCGTGGTGTTGGTGGCGCTTCGCCAAGCTCTAAAGTTGTTGCCATTCCAAACTTTGCGTTTGGTGGCGGCAAACGTGGCACAATGATTGCCAACACTAGCGAATATATTGTTCCTAACTATGCTGGTGGCGGCTCCGCCATCTTTAATCCAGACATGGTGAAAACTATGGGCTTACCTGCTGGAGCAAAGAAGATTAGCGCGGCTGGTGGGTTTATTCCAAATTTTGCTCAAAATAATATTCAAGATTATGTTTCAAAGAATTTTGCAGTTATAACAAATGATTTACAAACTGGCTCTAAAACTTTAATAGCTAGACCAAATAAAAAAGATGCAGAAGGAGTTCAGTATAGCGTTCCAGTGTACGGCATTAATCCAGATAAAGCAACTGGTCGAGGCTCTTTTAAGAATTCATTTTTCACCAACGAACAATTAAAGAAAAGATATAAAGAAAGAGCGATTCAGGATGCTCAAAATTATGCTCTCGCTCTTGGAGGTCGCAACTTAGCACCATACGAAATTAAAAAAGTAAGCAATGAAGGTGCATTGAGCAGTTTAATTGGAGCAATTTTCCAAGATGGTCTTGGCGGAGTCATTAGTTCAGCAGAAAATAGAGAAAGACAAGCTGCGGCAAAATCTAATGAACTGATTGATTTTATTAATCAACCAGATATAAGTAGATTTTATGATATTAATCCTCCTGTTAAATATCTTGAAGCTAAATATACTGGTAGCGCTAGTGGCATTTCAACTAGCGTAGGCAATAAAATTTATGCTACTTTATTAAAAGAGAAATTAGAATCTTCAACCGAAGCAGTAATACGGCAAAGATTAAACCCTGCTAGAGAAGCAATTTCTGGCAAACCATTAAAATTTGAAACTGATGCCGATCTCAATAAACTTCAAACAACAGCTACGGGAAGATCGGGTCGTTTTAATTTTAGTGTTTCATCAAGGGTTTCTCCAGCCGCTATTCAAAAAATTATAAATGCTGGAGGACAGCAACTTCGAGCTTCCGCTGGCTACATTCCAAACTTTGCTGCTTCCGCCCTTCAAGATGCCATCACTCGCGAAAAGAGCGCGGGACTATCCAATTCTCAAATCTACATTGATCAAAATCCCTCATTAAAATCACCACAGAATCCAATGGGATTAATGGTCGCAAATACTCGCGACGAACCTTTTGGTGGAATTCAGGGTATTTCACGCGCACGCAAGGAAGGCATGAATCCAAAACTTTATGGAGCCTCTAAAGGATTCGTGCCGAATTTCTTTAATTTTACAGGAAATCCATCACAATATGGTGGAAGTCCAACTGGAGCAACTGGGGGAGCGTCCCAAGAAAAACAAACCAAAGATATTAGAGACACAATTGGAACTTTGATTTCTTTACAAATTGTCTCTTCTGCCTTGACTGGAGCTTTAAGCGAGGCTGGAGAAACTGCTCAAAAATTTGGTTCTGCTCTTGGCGGAGCATTAATCGGTATTCAAAGTATAAAAGAATTAGGAAAAACAGAAGGCGGAATAAGTTTTGGCCAATTTGGAAAAAACTTTTCCAGAGCAGGCAAAGAAATTCGCCAAGGTGCTGTTAGAAGTTTATTGGGAGCTGGCGGAGGATTTACTACTGCAAATATTGGAAAGGGTTTGGGATTAGTAGCTAAAGGATTTTTAAGATTTGCTCCGCTTATTGGGCAAGTTGTTTTGGGTTTTGATATTTTAAATGGAGTATTAAAAGCTTTTGGTGTTGATATTGTTAAAATTGTGAGCGATAGTTTCCGAGGCGTAAATGATGCTGGGCAAGAAGCAAAAGAGTCTATTGAAAAATTTGCTCAAATTTTAGAAGAGTCTGGCGGTAAAATTTCTAGTCAAAAAGCTTTTGAACTTCTAAATGAAAGAGCAAATGCTCTTGCCGAAAACCTTAATTTTCGAACTGCTGGTTTGGAACCTAAAACAGAAGAAGAAAAAACAGCAGCAAGAACTCAATTGCTTAATGAAAAAATTGAAAGCATATTCAAGAATTTAACTGGGCAATCTATTGCTGAGAATATTGTAAAACTTGGAGAAAGACAGGTAGAGACTAAGCCTTATTATTCTCTTACTGAAGAACCAACTCTTATTACTGGTGCTCAGACAGTACAGGATATAGCACCTGGATCAGTTTTTGCTGCCAGCATTGCTGAAGCTTATAAAGACTCTTTAAAGGTTTTGCAAAATCTTGATGAAGAGTCTGTGAAAAAAATAGCAGCTAATAAAGGTATTCTTGGAAAAGATTTCCAAGAAACAAAAGATAATTTATTAAAATCAGCAATTAAATCTATTGACCAACAACTTAAAGCTGCAATTGATCCAAGTTTAACTAAAGGAAAAACTGAAGAATTTAAAGTTGATTATTTTAAATCGCTTGCAGCGGATAATATTTTTGTAAGATTCGCTAATGCCTTAGCAAGAACACCTGAACAAGCTGAAACTTTTGAAAAACGCCTAGAACAAAATGTCGAAGCTTTCCTAATTGAAGAAGAGAAGTTTTTTAATCGAGTCAATCGCGACTTTTCTAATGCTGTTGATTTCTTTAGTTCTCTCACTTCGACCAAAACATTTGGTTCATTGGGAATTGGAGAACAAACAAATTTATTAAATACTTTAGATATTGGAAAGTCTCAACAAGCTTTTATTAAAAACCTAACTGATTTTAGAAAACAAGCAGCGGATGCTTTATTAGGTGATTTTAGAAAAAATGCTTTACAAGCAGGATTAAATACAGAACAGCAAAAGAGAATTGAATCTTTTATTCTTGAATTTGACCCCGCCAATATTCAAGCCTTTAATGAAGAATTGTCCAATTTTGTTGAGACTCTTAGCGGAGTGGATCAAACAGTATTTAATGGTTTGCGTAGAACAGCAGGTGGACTAAGCGATCAACAAGCTGATCTTTTATCTAAGCGTGAAAACGAACTAAAACTATTACAGTTTAGTATTTCTGAACGAACAGCAGAAACCAAAGCTATTCAATTCTTTAATAAAGAAATCGTGAATTTTGGCAAGACTATCAATGATGCTGAAAAAGGAATTCAAGATTTAAATTCGCAAATTAAAATTATTGACTTAAAGGCGAACTATCAAACTGAAATCTCTGACGCTTTTGCTCTTTCTTCTGAACAAGCTTTGAGAGGCAGGCAAAATATTGAATTAAAAGCTGCACAAGAAAAAGCTTTAAAAGAAGCTCAAATTACTGAAAAGCAAGCGAGAATTGATCTTCAAAGAACACTGTTTACAAAAGAAAACACTGTTGCTTTAAATAGAAACACTGAAATGCTTAAAAAGCTTTTAGATATTCAATCTATTGCTGTGGAAAGCTCATTAAAAGAAGAATTAAAAAAATTTAACGATCAAATTGTTTCCGCTACTTATAGCGGTAATCAATCACAAGCAGATCAGCTTACGCAGCAATATAATCAACTTTCTAATGTTATCACAGCCATTCAAAATCGTCGAGCGGTTTTGTCAAATCAAAACGGCAGTTTAGGAGTGGTTGGAACTGGCACGAAAAAGTTCCCTTCTGTGCAAGAAATGATAAGCGGGTATGGAGCACTCGTAGCGGGAGGTCAATCTCCAGAACAAGCTATTGAATCTTATGTTAAAGCATTAGGCTATAGTGAAGAATCTTCCATAATAGTTAGGGATGCATTGATTCAATATAATTATGCCCTAGATAAAGGAATAAACACTCAAAATAATTTAAATAATGAGTTATTAACAGCCCAAGAATTAGAAAGAAATAAAAACACTCTTCTTACAACTTACGCAGCCAGCTTATCTGCTCAAATTAAAGCTGCCGATGATGCTTTGCGCAGGCCAATGTCTGCTGGTCAATTTGCTGCTCAAACCAGAATGCAGAGAACAAATCAAAGAATGTTAGAAATTTCTCAAAGAGGCATCCAAAATCCAGAACAATTACGAAAAGATAACCCACAAGAATATGAAAGACTTACCTCTTTAAACAATCCAGCAGTTAGAGAATATTTGTCCTCTTTTGGTTATGGCTTTGACGAAGCTATGAGCAAAGTTGAAGAAAGAACCTTGGATTTCCGCAATCAATTGGGCAAAGAAATTCCAGACCTATTCTCTCAAAATCTTGCGCAAGGATTGAATGATGCAATCAGTGGCGCAAAAACTTTGAAAGAGGCTCTCATGGACGCTGCCACAAGCTTCTTCCAAGAAATTACGCGCAAGAATATTTCTAATCTTGCTGATTTAGTTACTGGCGGAATTGGAAATTTAGTTGGGGGATTTTTCCAACCAAGCATACCAAAAGCTATACCTGTTGGGCCAGACGAATATGCTTCTGGTGGTTTAATTAAGGGCGGTTCTGGAACCAAAGACGATGTTCCAGCAATGCTCATGGGCGGTGAATATGTTGTTAAGAAGTCTGCTGTGAACAAATACGGCAAAGGTTTCTTTGACGCTATCAATAGTGGCAGAATGCGCGGCTATGCCACTGGCGGTATGGTTGACCCACAAACCTTCCCAACGCAAACTGGTCGCGGTGGATTCTTCACTCCTGGCGACTATGGCCAAGGCGCAATCACTGGCAAAAATGAACTTCTTACTTTTGCCACTCAAAGCTTCACTGGCGGTCAGTATGACTACATGGGTGGTTTTGGCATGGGAGGCGCAACAGTTTCTCTTGAACCTGAGAGCGCTCGCCTATCCGCGCTTGGGCGCGAAGGTAGTCCAATGTTTGAGCGCGTTCAACAATCCAAAGATGAGGCTTTCAAGGTTTACTTAGAAGGCTTGCAGAAAGAAAAAGAATACGCTGAATTACTAGATCAAATTGCCAAAAACGAAAAAGCTCGTAAAAAACAATTGCAAATGGCAATCATTTCAGCAGTTGTAAGTTCTGTGGCTAGTTATGCTGGAAGCGCAATGAGCGCTGGCGCTAAAAATGCTACTGCTGCTGCTGCGAAAACTGCCGCTGCTTCTGGACAAACTCTTAGCACTGGTGCTAAATTCATGGCTGGATTTAAAGGCATGTTTACTGGCGCAGGTGGTCAAGGCGGATTAGCTAATATTTTTAAAGGAACTGGAACTCAATTGAGCGATTTGGTCATTGCCAACCAAAACGCTAAAATAATGCAAGCTTTAGGACAGACTGGTTCTATAGGAAAGATTCAGGGAGCGACACCATCTCTACCAATAATCCAAGAACCAAGATTGCCGACACAAACAGAAACCGCAAATTTACAAAAAAATGTTTCTTTCCTAGGGAAATTTAATTTATCTAATATTTTTTCTAAATTTAAACTTTTTTCAAATAAAAGTTCGACAAGCCAAATGAATCGGAGTGGTGTTGGCACTCTTCTACCAGAGCTGACACCAGACGCAATTAAAGGAATGGGATTAATTAGCACACCATCAGACGGGTTTTATAATCCACATCCTATTTCTCAGCGTCAGAGAAGAGCTGCTGGTGGTTTAATTTCTGGCGGTTCCAATATTCGTGATGATGTTCCAGCCATGCTTACTGGCGGCGAGTTTGTCTTGAACAATCGCGCCACTCAACGCATTGGTCTTCAAAACCTCAACAGACTCAATAGCGGAGCGCCAGTTTCTAGCGAAGCCTCTTCGCCAGAAATGACTCAAACTTTGATTGCCAAGCTTGATGAACTTATTCAAACCACTGCAAACTCTTCCAAAGAAAATGTAGTTGTGAATGTTTCCACAAATGAAACTGGTGGCCAAACAATCGAAAATCCCACTGATGCAGAAAGAGACTTGCAAAAGAAAATCCGCCAAGCTGTGCTTGATGTAATCGCCCAAGAAAAAAGATTAGGAGGGTCGCTTGAAAAATCACGATGAGCATAGACCGATCACTCTCAGTTCAACCATACGATCAAGTTTTTGTCGTGAATGGCATACAACTCTCTGGAGTTGACAGCATTAGCATTAACTACAGCGTCCCATTAGAAAATTCTTTAACACTAGGATCAACTTATGGCTATAATCTCAACAATCCTATCCAAGCCGAAATCTCTTTACAACGCAGCATGTTATACCAAGACCCGCTTTTGGGTTTTACTGGCGATTCTAGTTTTTCTGGCAGTTTAAGCTACAATGGTAAGTCTTATGGTTTCACTAGCGGCTTTTTAAACCGATACAGCATTTCCTGCACTGTTGGTGAGATTCCATCAATCTCTTGCGGCGTCACTGTTTATGGAAAACTTGAACCCTCTCTTGAAATTTTAAAAACACAAGAGAATCCAAGCATTTTTATTCCAAGCCCAAGATCAATGACTGTTTCTGGAGACAATACTTCAAACAATCGCGTCAAAAGCTTTTCTTTCGAGTATTCCATTAACCGCCAAGGAATCTATTCTCTTGATAGTGCCAAAGAAGTTGATGAGGTTGTGTTTTTGCCGCCAGTTAATGTTGCTGCTTCATTAACATTTGATGCAGTTAACATGACTCCAGAAAATCACGAATTCTTTTTGCAGAGCGCAGAACAGAAAAATTTTGACATTTCAATCAAAAGTCGAGATAATAATAGTGAAATTATTCATCTCACGATTCCAAACATTCAAGAAATTTCACAAGAGCTTTCAGCAAGTTCAGATAGCTCTTTGGCCATTGTTAATAACTACATAGGATACATAGAATGAACTTGTTCTACAACAGAGACAATAACATCACTGGCGCAGCAAACCTAGCGTCTTTCAACTTTAGTCCCAACTATGGTTCAACAGTTTCGTTCTCTTGCAAAAAGAACAAGTACATGTATAACAATAATTCTTTTGCGATTATACCAACCACTCTAAATAACATTGTTGCCACATGTAGTTTTAATTTTAATGTGAACGAGAATGATGCACAAAACATCATGAACTTTTTTGAGAGTCAAAGTGGAACTGGCGCTTTTGCAGTGAATGATGCTTCTCAGATTTATCGCACGCTAACTGGTTTTACTGATAATTTCAGCATATCAATGACAACCAATAACCAATACAATATTGCTTTAAATTTTTCTGTTGAAAGAAACTCTAGTGTTCTCAATTGGAGTGGAATGTCTTTTGTAAATTACGATTTTGTAAGTTGGGAAACTGGACAATTTTATCAAAAATATCAGCCTGTTTATTTTGAAATTCAGGCCCAAAATAAATTAGTGAATTTTTATTATGCTACAGAGGACCATACAAGCGCAGCAAGCAATGCTCCGCCGAACACTGGCTACTGGTCACAGTCACTATTCTATGAAAATGAACTCGGACTAACTGTTGAAACAAAGCCAATGGTTTCCAGAAATGAGTTTAAAAATTCTTTTGTTCAAAGAATCAAGGACAGCGAAAACATTCACTCTTTCCAAGGATTGCAATTAACTTATAAAAATATTACTGATTTCAAGCTCAAATCTCTTCTTCACTTTTTAGAGAATTCTCTTGGATATAAAAGGTTCCAATTCAATTTGCCAAAAATTTATGATCGCCCAAAACTATTTTATGTTGATAGCTGGCAGCACTCTTGGAACTATCAAGACTCAAATAACCTAACAATATCAATTGTTGAAGACCCTCTCGGCATCAAGGTCCAAGATGATGTTCCCGCTTTTCTTGTTGGACAAGCTTTAAATCAATCTTCACTATCATATTATGCTGATCCCAAATCATCAGCTTATGTGATTGATGCTTCTGGCGTTAAAGAAACAAAAACCGAAGGTTCTCAACAAATCAATTGGGGCAGTTATCCAGCCAAAAATTTAAAAGTTTATCGCGAGTTAGATAGCTTTTCTGCTTATAACCAAGGAGTTGAATCTGTCATTTTTTATCCGCGCTGTGCTGTAGATAATTGTGATCTTTCAGTTAATAATATCAATAGTGTTTCTTTTGAAGGTGCAAAAGATGTGCGAAGTTTAAATTTATTAGGCAACAATTTATCAACATTTTCTGCTGATGGAGTTACTGGATTAAAAAATTTAAATTTATCGAGCAATAACTTGACCTCAATTGGTATTAGTGGCTGCAACAGTTTAACTGGTTTAAATCTTAATGAGAATCAAATCTCACAAACTAGTTTTTCAACAGCAATGATTGATTTGGCTAATGGTTCTGGAGTTAGCGGAAATATTTCTGTCATTGGAGATATTTCATTTTTCCAAGTCAATCCAACGCCTCAATCTGGTGATGATTATTTATGTATAGCATCTTTAGATTATCGCAATTGGACACAAACATATAAAAATTTAAACTTACCAATTCAACCAACTGGTTTTGTTGGCTCTGGCGTTTTTACAGCTTGGCTCAGAGATTCTTTTTCTGGAGCTGTTACGAACGCTTATTCTGCTCAGTGGAATTCTAGCCAAAATGTTTATCCCACAATTCAAA